TTATAATGGATGCAATAATTGAGGCGTTAGCGAGTTACGGAATAGCGGGAATCTTCCTTGCGGTATTGGTTTACTACCTTAACAAGTTAACCGACATCCACAGAGATGAGCGCAAGGAGTGGCAAGTGGCCAATGACAAGCACGTTGAGAAGTTCAGCGAAGTGATATCCGAGAATACTAAAGCATTAGTTGAGATGCGTGGCGAACTAAAAGAGAACCGGTGCAAGATGTAGGTGAATGGTGTGCATGGCGGCCAATCAGATGTGAATGCATAGATGGAAATTGCAATGGAAAAAGAAAAGAAACAACCAGGAAAAAGCGCAGCAAAGCAGGCAGCGGAAGTGATCAAGAAGTTTGAAGGCTTTGAACCTGCACCATATCTATGTCCGGCTAATGTGCCGACAATCGGCTATGGCACAACCATCTATGCAGATGGCACCAAGGTGTCAATGGATGATGAACCAATTGATGAAGAAAAGGCAACGGAAGAATTGCTGAACCATATCAAGAAGGTTGAAAAGCAAGTGAATGGTGTCCTGGACGTGAAGCTGAAAGCACATCAGAAGGCCGCATTGATTTCATTTGTTTACAATGTAGGCATCGGCAACTTCAGCAGATCAACATTGCTGCGAAAGGTTAACCATTGCGTGGATGACCAGAACATTCCTGCTGAATTTAGACGATGGACCAAAGGTGGCGGCAAGGTGCTGCGTGGATTAATTGCCAGGCGAGAAGCTGAAGTAAATTTATGGACAGGCAATTGCTGATTCATCTGTTCAAATCTGTGTGGCCTTATTTCGTCACGTTTCTTCTTGGTGTCCTTGTTGCATGGAAAGGATGTGGCACAGGTGCCAAGGTGATTACAGAGAAAATTGAAATTGAAAAGCCTGTTTATCGGACCGAATATGTGGACCGATGGAAGACAGACACAGTTCGATTTGTGGAGCGTGTAACTATCACGGACACGGTCACCAACACCATCATCCAGGAACGTGAAGTTCTGATCATTGATACAGTTCAAATCATTCAAGCATGGCTGACTGAAGTGAACCGATACGACACAACCATCACATTGGCAGATGGCAGCTTGCAGGCCACTTGGTTCAATTACCAGAATGTGACAGAAGAAGCAGCATTCACCTACACATCAAATGTGCAGAAGGCACCAATGTACGGCATTGGACTTCATGCATCCATCGAAGCACAGACTGATTTCAGCGAAAATGTAACACCATTATTGGGAATTGGTGTGCATGGTGACATTCAAAAGTTGTATCTTACGGCCAATTACAAGTTCAATGGTGACCATTATGTTGGTGTTACCGTTGGCCGTAAACTATGGCAGAGATGAGCGCAAACTATTACTATCACACGGATGCTGATGTCCGTAAGCAGATTGATGAACTACTGCACCAGAATGCATTGATTCAATGCAACCTTGGAACAGATAGCACCAAGGAAGAAAGGCAGGAAGCCAAGAAGCAATGGATGGAATTGGCAATGCAGATTCGTGAAATCGATCCAAAGTTCTATCGTGAACGAATTATGGCGCAGCATCAATGAGCAGGTCAAGCATCAAGGGCGAAATCGTCCAAAAGTACCTGGAGCATTGGCCACATCTGCCATCACTATCATTGGCCAAGCTCATATACAAAAAAAATAAATCGGCATTCGTTGACGTGGAGAATGTCAGAACAGTCATCCGATATTATAGGGGGCAGCAAGGTGACTATTGCAGGTCACAATTGAAAAATAAGGAACATATGACAGACGAGAAAGCGCAACAGGCCAAAGCATTGGGAATTGCCAATCCTTTTGGATTGCCAGAATCTGACGAATCAGAATGGGAACCATTCGTGTTGCCGAAAGCTGCAACAAGAATCCTGTTGCTGTCAGACATTCATGTTCCGTATCATAATATTGATGCCATTACCAAGGCCATAGAATATGGAAAGGAACAGAATGTGAATGCCATTGTGTTCAACGGTGACACAGTTGATTGCTATGCATTGTCGCGTTATGAACGTGATCCAAGAAAAAGGTCATTCGCAGAAGAATTGGAAGCCACAAGGCAACTACTGAAGGTGTTCCGAAAGGAATTTGATGGTGTTCCGTTTTACTTCAAACTTGGAAACCATGAAGAAAGATATGAAGCGTATCTGCGAACCAAGGCACCGGAACTGATTGGCACATCAGATTTCACAATGGACCAACTTCTGCGATTCGGTGAACTTGGATGCACATTAATTCAAGACAAACGTGTCATCAAGGCAGGCAAGCTCTCCATCATGCATGGACATGAATTTGGTCGGTCAGTTTTTTCTCCTGTAAATCCTGCACGTGGCTATTACATGAGGGCAAAAGCGTCCGTAATTTGCGGACACAATCATCAAACATCAGAACATTCAGAATCAAATCTGGATGGCAAGGTTGTGACAACATGGTCCACAGGGTGTCTTTCCGAACTTCATCCAGGTTATTTGCCCGTGAACAGGTGGAACCACGGTTTTGCAGTCATTCGCGTTGATGACAATGGTGACTTTGAAGTTGACAACTTGCGAATCATCAAAGGCAAGGTGCGATGATGCAAACAATCATCAATCTGCTGATCATTGCAATGATCCTATTATTCATTGTCATCTTCTGGCTGATGGTCACAGCTTACGTTCTGTGGAAAATCAGCGAAAGGAACAAGGTCATCCAAGATGAAATTTCTGCGTATCACAACACGTTGGTCAACACCGAAGAAATGTATCTACGCATCATCAGAAATCAATCAGATGATGATGAAACGTGGCTGTCTGTTAATTAGTCGTTAAAATTATTGGATTGATTATCAGCACGTTAGCGTTAACGTGTAAAATTTCCCGCGCAGTTATTTGGAAGTTATCAACGTGTTTTTATACATTTACACCATAATCTTAAAACACAGAGAAAATGGCACGAATAGTAAACTGCGTAAGCACAGAAGAACAAGCAATCTTCATTTTGAAGGAGCATGGATTTCAATTGATCACCAACAATTCACAATGCAGGTGTGAATGTGGCCAGACACAGGCTGTTGTTGGTTATTCCGAGCATCACGAACAAGCTGCATTGATTGGCGTGTGCGAATCATGCGGCGATGATGATGCGTTTCACGATGATGTAATCAATAAGTAATCACCATAAATAACAGAGAAGATGAAAAAAACATCGTTAATTGAATGCTACACGGCAGATACAACGTATCTGTCAGGTGAAGCAAAGATGATAGTCCTGGACATCATCACACGAATCGATGCCATTGACCAGATGGGAAAGGTCAATGTGCTGATTTACGCGGACAGTCAGATGGTTGTTGAAAGGCACATCCTTGGGGAAGTGACCAGATGGTTGGCCATGTGGGATGCGGACCATAACCATCACGAAGGTGTCCACACACCAACAGATACATTGCCATTCTATTGGATGTCATTCACATCCGATTATGCAATGCTCACTTTAAAGACAAAATCAGAAATCACTAATCAATAATTAATAATCAATAATCATGAACAACACAGATCGAGAAGTTCTAAAAAAATTGGCCGCAGAGAATGGCCTAACTGCTGACCATTTCTTCAAATCGCCACAAGGTTTTGTGATAATCACAAGACAAGGCATTGAACGCATTCAGCAGCATCGTGGCATCCGTGTCCGGTATGAAATGGTTCACATGACAGATGACTGCAAGCACGTTGTCATCAAGGCAATTGGTGAAATGGCAGGACCAGATGGTCACACCATAACAGTTGAAACCTATGGCGAGTCTGCACCAGATAACACACGTCAAAAGTATCCTGTGGCAATGGCTGAAAAGCGTTCATTGTCACGTGTATGTTTAAAGTTGTCCGGATTCTATCAGCATAATGTCTACGGACAAGACGAATCTGATGATTTTTCACCAAACAAAACAATTTTTCACCAAACAAAAACCAAGTAATCATGGACATCTTTGAAGAAACAAACGAATTGCAGCGAACTGAAGAATGGTTCGCGCAAAGATTGGGCAAGTTCACAGCATCACGATTCGGTGATCTGATGACATCTGGACGTTCAAAGGCTGACATCTTCGGACAAACAGCCATCAGTTACATGATGGAAGTAGCAGCAGAGAAGTTGACAGGCCAACGTGTGCAGATTTTTGGCGCAGCATTGGATCATGGAAACGAATACGAATCTGTGGCCAAAGCAGAATACGAAAAGCGGACAGGATTCGAAGTTGAAGAACTTGGATTCTGCGAAATTTCAGACTATTCCGGAGGCTCTCCAGATGGAAAGGTCAAAGGCACAGATAAGTTGATTGAAATCAAATGCCCATACAATACAGCCAATCACTTGAAGAACGTCATCAACCAGGACATTGACAAGAAGTATCTGTGGCAGATGCAAGGTTGTATGTTGGCTACAGGTGCCACATCATGTGACTTCATTAGTTTTGATCCAAGGATTGAGAATGAAGCATTCAGAATGGTCATAATCAATGTTCCTGCAGATGTTGAAATGCAGCAGCAATTGGTTGAAAGGTTGGCGTTGGCGAAGGATTACCTTGATAATATTCTGAAGCCATGAAGATCACGTTATCACCGAGAGAATTAGCAATGTGCGACATGATCGCATCCATGCGATTCTGGCAAGGATGTGGCACCGATTCAACCATCATTGATAAACGGAAGGCAAGCAGGATTGGATTCACGGCTGAATACGCATTCAGTAAGCAATTCAATCTGCACCTGGACATAATCAGCAATCTGGAAAAAGATTCGTTCGATTTCATCAGTAGCAATGGCGCGACAATTGACATCAAAGCAACTGACCGAAAGGATGGCAACTTGGTTGTTCCGAAGCTGATGCATGATGTCTATGTTCTGGCCATTGTAGATGGCAGCACAGTTGACCTTGTTGGCTATGCAACTAAGGAAATGATTTTGGAAGCAGGCAAGAAAGACCTTGGAAATGGTTCTGTTTGGTTCGTTGACCGTAAAGACTTGAAGACATGGTGAACGCTAACGACAAGGGCAAGAGATTCGAGCGCAAAGTGGCCAAACTGCTGAATGAACGATTCGGTACCAACGTCAGAAGAACACCAATGTCTGGCGGCATGACCATCAAAGGTGACATCATTGACCTTGATGGACCATTGGCACAGTTCAGTTTTGAATGCAAGAACCAGGAAAGGCTGAACATTTGGTCAGCTTTAAAACAAGCACAGGATGATGCGGCCATTGATGGCCGTATCCCTGTTGTTGTGTTCACAAAGAACCATCAGCCAGACTACGTGGCAATGAAGTTTGAAGATTGGTTGGACATTATCAAGCAGCTTTGAATTTCGTATCTTTAAACGAGTTATTAACAATTAAAAACACAGAGAAGTGAAGACAGAATTAACTGAAATTGAAAGGGAAAGCATTGACAAATTGGTCTCTGTTTACCGACAGGAACTTGTTGACCATGTGATGAATGCGCCAATTGTCAATAGGCAAGGTGTCAACATTGAGAATATTACAAATACTGTTCTGCGTTACTACGGAGTTACACGTGATAGTCTCTATTCCAGGGACAGGAAGGCACACATTGTGAAGTGTAGGGCGGTAGTGTTCTGGCTATTGAGACAACCAGAGATGGAAACAGGCCTATCATTAACACGGATTGCCGAAATAGCATTCATGAACCATGCGTCTGTCATCCACAACATCAAGCGAATTGACAATGAACTGCTGTTTGAAGACAGATATACAGTTGCTGAATTGACAGAAATCCTGCGTTCCCTTGGATTCCGATTCTTCAAACAAGGCACTAAATTTATCATCAGATGAGAGACAGTT